AGGTGACACAGGATATTTAGCAGGTGCTGCGGCATCTTCAAGATACCCAACGGCAACTGGTGATGGTGTATTCAAGAGAATTATTGTTCAAAACAATACTCAAGACTTTGCAAACACTGACTACTATGCTTACTTATTAGGTGTATTAACATTTGCAAACCCTGAAGCAACAAACATTAACGTTTTTGCAACAACAGGTATTGATTATGTTAACAACTCTAATCTTGTTGAAGAAACAATTGATATGATTCAATATTCAAGAGCTGACTCAGTTTACATCGCAACAACTCCTGACTACAATATGTATACTCCTGATTCAACTAACCCACAAGATATTATCTATTCACAAGAAGCGGTTGATAATTTAGATAATACAGGAATTGATTCAAACTACACAGCTACTTATTATCCTTGGATTTTAGTTAGAGATACTGTAAACAATACTCAAATCTATTTACCACCAACAGGTGAAGTTTGTAGAAACTTAGCATTGACAGATAACATTGCTTTCCCTTGGTTCGCATCTGCGGGTTACACAAGAGGTTTAGTAAATTCTGTTAAAGCAAGACAAAAACTTACTCAAGAAGATAGAGATACCTTGTATCAAGGTAGAATCAATCCAATTGCTACTTTCGCAGATGTTGGAACAGTTATTTGGGGTAACAAAACTCTTCAGGTTTCTGATACAGCATTAAACAGATTAAACGTAAGAAGATTGTTGTTACAAGCTCGTAAGTTAATCTCAGCGGTGGCAGTAAGATTATTGTTTGAACAAAACGACCAAATAGTTAGACAACAATTCTTGGATAGTGTTAACCCTATTTTAGATTCAATTAGAAGAGACAGAGGTTTATACGATTTCCGTGTAACAGTTTCATCTTCACCTGAAGATTTAGATAGAAATACATTAACAGGTAAAATATATCTTAAACCTACGAAGGCATTAGAATTCATTGATATTGAGTTCTTTATTACTCCAACAGGAGCTTCGTTTGAGAATATTTAATAAAAAAATATAAGTGGGGATTCGTCCCCACTTTTTAGCCAAATATGAAAAAAATAATTAAAGAAGGATTTAAACCCGAAGGTTCACCAGATATGAAATATTATGCGTTTGATTGGGACGATAATATTGTTCATATGCCGACAAAGATTATTTTAAAGTCGGAAGACGGTGATGAGATTGGTATGAGTACGGACGATTTTGCGGAGTTTAGAGGTCAAATTGGTAAAGAACCGTTCACTTATCACGGTAAAGTAATTGTTGATTTTGCGGAAAATCCATTTCGTAATTTCACAACTGAGGGAGACAAAGAGTTTTTAGTTGATGCAATGAGAGCAAAATTAGGACCGGCATTTAATGATTTTAGAGAAGCAATTAATAATGGTTCAATATTTGCGATTATAACTGCAAGAGGTCATAATCCAAATACAATTAAAGAAGGAGTTTATAATTATATTATTAACGGTTTTAATGGTATTGATAAAAAATCACTTATTAAGAACTTAAAAAAATATAGAAGTTTTGCTGGTGAAGAGGATATGACTGATAATGAATTAATTAAATCATATTTGGAACTTAATAAATACCGCCCCGTTTCTTTTGGAGACGAAGAAGGTGCTGCCAATCCTGAGGTTGCGAAAGTCAAAGCGATGGAAGGATTTGTGGATTATATTAAAGCGATGGCGGGTATCTTAAATAAGAGAGCTTTCCTTAAAAATGATGTGTCCAACAAATTTGTCCCTAATAAGTTATCTATTGGTTTTTCAGATGACGATTTAAGAAATGTTGAATTAATGAGTAAACATTTTAATAAAAAACCAGATAATATAGTAAAGACTTATTCTACATCAGGAGGAATTAAGAAAGAATATAAATAAACTAGAATTAATATTAGTACTAGAAATTATATATAATGAATAATTCTATATAAAAAAAAGTAAATAGAAATATTTTTAACTAACTAATATTTATAAGAATAAATAAAATAACAAAAATTAAAATAATATGGCTGATTTATTAATGAAAATGCCGGTTCCTTATGAACCAAAACGTCAGAATCGTTTCATCTTAAGGTTCCCATCAAGTTTGGGTATAAATGAATGGTTCGTAGAAACTGCTCAAAGACCACATATTCAAATCGCTGCGACTGAAATTCCTTTCCTAAATACATCAACATATGTTGCGGGAAGATTCAATTGGCAAGCATTAAATGTTACGTTTAGAGACCCAATTGGTCCTTCAGCGGCACAAGCATTGATGGAGTGGGTACGTTTACACGCTGAATCAGTTACAGGTCGTATGGGTTATGCTGCGGGTTATAAAAAAGATATTGACTTGGAGATGTTAGACCCAACGGGTGTTGTTGTTGAGAAGTGGATTCTTTATGGAACATTCTTAACTGACGTTAACTTTAACGCATTATCATATTCTCAAGATGCTTTGGCAACAATTGCGGCAACACTTCGTATGGACCGTTGTGTGCTTGTTTATTGATTTTTATTACTAAAATATATCTGTCTATTGACAATATTGATAAATTCCCGTATATTTATATATATGGGAATTTTTATTTGTAAAATATGTAAAAAAGAATGTAATACCCTTAATTCATTAAGAAGTCATTCTATTCAAAAACATAATATATCTTCTGATAAGATTTATGTTGATTATGTATTAAATGGCGAAGAACCTAAATGTGAGTGTGGGTGTGGTAACAATTCTCCTTTTATTAGTATTAATAAAGGGTTTTCAAGATTTATACAGTCTCACCATAATAGAATAAAAGGTAATAATAATTTTCATAAAAACCCAAATACACACAAAAAAGCAATTGAAACCCAAAAGAAAAATTGGAAAGAAGGTAAATATGTTGGTTGGTGGGAAGATAAATCAGAAAACACAGTAAAAAAAATTGAAGGGATTAAAGATAAATTACGTAATAATAAAGAAAGAGGAAAAAAAATATCTCAATCATTGAAAGGTGTTCCAAAAACAGAAGAATCAAAACGTAAGTTATCTATTTCACAAAAAAAACGTTACGAGGATAATCCTAAATTAAAGGAAAACTCTTCAATTAGACGAATTAATTGGTTAAAAACTAATTTAAGTAGTAAAAAAAGTAAACTTGAACTTAGATTTGAATCTATGTTAAAATTAATCAATCTTAAGTTTATCAATCAATACGAATTTAAAAAAAGACTATTTGATTTTTATCTTGAAGACTTTAATATTTTAATTGAAGTTGATGGTGATTTTTACCATTGTAATCCAGACTCAAAACATAATGAAATAGTTTATGATACTCAAAAAATAACAAAACAAAATGATGTTTATAAGGATACTTTATGTTTGGAACATAATATATCATTACTTCGTTTTTGGGAGAAAGATATTAATGAAAGACCTGAATGGGTTATTTTGGAATTAAAGAAAAAATTATCTTTATAAAAAATAAATACTCACTATATTTAACCGTAAAGCTAAACTTTACGGTTATTTTTTTATATGGACAATCAACAATCAAACGACTACGGTCAACAAAATTTTACATTACCTCACGATGTGGTACCATTACCCTCACAAGGTATTTTTTATAAAAATAAAAAGAAATCAATTAAGGTAGGTTATCTTACCGCTGCCGATGAAAATATTTTAATGGGTGGTGCAAAAGACTTAACTCTTAATTTATTAAGGTCAAAAATATACGAACCCGATATTAGAGTAGAAGAATTAATTGAAGGTGATGTTGAGGCAATTCTTATCTTTTTAAGAAACACAGCATTTGGACCTGAAATGACATTAAATCTTACAGACCCGGCAACTAAAAAACCATTTCAAACAAATGTTTTGTTAGACCAACTTTCAATTGTTAATGGACAACAACCATTAGAAGACGGTACTTTTTCAATTAGTTTACCTAAATCTCAAGCAACCATCAAAGCAAAACCATTATCTTATGGTGAAATTATGGAGTTATCCAGAATGGCTGAAACATATCCTCAAGGACGTGTTGTACCAAGAGTAACTTGGAGAATGAATAAAGAAATTGTTGAGGTAAATGGAATGACAGATAAAACTGAAATTGCGAAGTTTGTTGAGTCAATGCCAATTTTCGATTCTAAAACTTATCGTAAGTTTATGGATGATAATGAACCAAAGCTCGATATGTCGAGAGTAGTAATAGCCCCATCAGGAGAACAACTGACAGTTAACGTCGGTTTTGGGGTTGACTTTTTTCGTCCTTTCTTCGGATTATAGACAAGGACAACTTGATGAGTTTTATTACTTAAATACGTTAATGAAAATAACGTATCAAGATTTTATGGTAATGCCCGTTTTTATGAGAAAATATTTGTTAGATAAATGGGTTGAAAATAATAAGAAGGACTAAAAAATTAGTCCTTCTTCTATTTATAGGTAATGAGAAATTAAATTATGGCGGACGATTATAATAAAAAATCTTTAGAGGATATAGCAAAATTACTTAACGACATTGCAAG